CTACCTTTGATAATTTCTGGTATGCACCAAGTTTCGAGGAGTTTGACAGATTTAGAGTCTTTGCTGCTGATTCAAGCAGAATGACCCCGGATTTAATTTTGTCGGATGTGGTTTCTTCTGGTGATGAATTATGAAGCGCATCGAAAGTACGTATCACTTTTAAGCTGAATGCCGGGCTGATCCACATTGCATATGCATAGACCAGCTCTTTACAGACATACGTCCCACCATTGCGCCCCTGAATGGTGATGACAGGAATACTACGGGAATCTCCCGTAGTTTCTTCTTCCAATAATTCCACAAGAGCCTTCGTTTCAGGACGACGCATAAACTCGTGAACTTCCAGCGAACGGGAGGAGCGATTCTCACCAGCGGCAAGAAGAGCAGCTTTCTGAAGGTCGTTAAGACAGTAGTTAGATTCGAAGTACTGGCGCACAGAAACGCCATCAATTACAAGCAACTGATTCATTGGTTTCTCCACAAATTTTTATCCACGAGCGGGACTGCACTCCCTTTTCGTTGATGCAGGATGAACTTACTGCGATTTTTAATAGTTATCAAGGATACACTGTTCATAAATACAGTATCTTTAACGAGGTAATACCCAAATTTAGGGTGTTGCTCAATTCCGTTACCGAGTTGCTAATTTGCAACTCGCTTTTTCGTACTTACTGATAGTGATCTCGACCTTCCCTTCCGGGATAACCGGTCCCCACTCCACCAGCATTCTTTTCACCTGGCTGTCGTCTTCCCACACACCCGCGTGGGTCAGGGCGTCAAACAGCGCCTTGTTATAGTTGTCCAGATCGCGGATCCGGTTATCCGGAGGAAACAACACGATCTCCACTGAAGCAGGTGCCGACGTTGGTTTCGGCAGACGACGTAACTGCTCAACTATTGCTGCACACGCCGCGCTCTGGAATTTTCGCCCCGCCGCGCTTATCAGGCTCTTACCAGCAAACGCCCCTTTGTTAGGGTGTCGCCAGTACGTGTTCACGCTGGGCGGAAAAGGCAGTATTAGCTTCATACTTTCAGGCCCCTCTCATGTAACCAGTGGGCTGCACGCAGCCTGGCGTTTGCCTCACCGGCAAGCAGGGCGCGGATAATCCCGACCGCCTCGCTGTCGTCGTCCTTCACCGCGGTATGAAGAGTGATACCCCGGGCCACGCCACGCTTTATCGTGATGACACCTTTTTTCTCCAGTGCTCGAAGATGCTCCACCGCTGCATTCACCGAACGGTATCCCAGCATGGTTGCCACCTCCTGATTGGTTGGCGGGAAGCCACGTTCTTTCTGATAAGAAATCAGCATATCCAGCACCTGCTGCTGGCATTGAGTTAATGTCGTCATGCCGCCATCTCCCTGACCAGTTTTTCCGCCTGCTGGCGAACCTGCGCCAGAAAGGCCTCACCACATGCCTCAAGTTCATCGCGCCCGATGTAGCTGATTGCCGCTCCCTTCCAGGTCTTGTCGAAAACAGCAATAGCACCAGCGAAGAAAGCACCTGTTGGCACCTGCTTTTCGTCTTTCGGGATAAACCAGGCTGGCAGTTCAAAACCAATACGCCCGCGAATAAAAGCAATATGATCTGCATCTTCCGGCCACCACACTTCGCTGGTGGCCGCTTTGATCAGGAAAACATAGCGCCCGCCTTTATCACGCATGGCACTGGCATGCTTCATGATGTAACGCATGCCGGTGATGTATTGTCCCTCATGCTGACTGGCGCGGCTGTACGGGGGATTACCAAAGGCAGCACCTTTAAGCTCCGCAAGACGTTCTGACCAGTCATGTGCCAGCGCGTTGTCTTCCGCCGTGTAATACGCGGCACATTTGGCGTTATCACCGTCAGTAAACAGATCCAGAACAAACGGGCCAAACAGGGTGTTAATTCCCCAGAAAATGTTGTCCGGCGTGCGCCACTGATCGCCCACTTCCTTCAGTTCATGGGCTGGTTTGTTCCGTAGTTCCACCAGCGCCTGGCAATATTTATTACTCATTAAGCCCCCACGTAATTCCCTGACAGATACCACTCATCACCCGCTACAGCGCGCTTTCTGCTTTTCCGTAAGCACCGCTCACGACGCGCCAGAAAATTGTTTCGTTCTGGCTGGGAGTGGCTTTCACGGAATGCCGCCATCCACACCGTTGCAGCACGACGGTATAAGCCCCTGGACTCCAGTTCTTCCGCCTGGCGGGTCAGGCACAAAATCACCCGGGGATCGTTAGTGCCGACATAGAAATTGCGCACAGGTATGGTTTCAAGAACAGGTTGCAGTTTCTCCTCCTGCGATATCTCAGCCTGGTGTGGGAAATGTCTGCGTGTTTTCCCTTCACAACAGTGAGCCACACGGCCACTCTGACGTAACTTGCTTGCTGACTGCAGAACGCACTGTCGTGAGTAACCAGCAAAAGCATCCGCAATGTCACCTGAAGTACACCCCGGATGGGCTTCAATGAATTTCTGTACATCGTTCATCAGACTCATGATCACCCCCTGAATCCTGTCGGGATCTGGCTGTAGTCCACGTTGTCGTAACTGGCTTTGAAGTACGGGTCCTCGCGTCTGGCTGCAGATACCGCAGGAACTTCCCAGGATTCTTCGAAATGACGATCCGGACCAAAGAACGTGACAGCCTGTTTCACAAATTGTGTGCCGCTATTGCCCATCGCAGATACCCAGCCCGCGTAGCGTTTCACACCTTCCAGCATGGTTTCGGGGTTTACCCCCTCGTTCAAACGGGCTTTCCAGGCTTTGAAGGCTGCTGATTTTGAATTGCCACCAGCACGTTTGGGATATTCCTGCCAGGCCTGTTCAAATTCCGGTGAATATTCCTGTCGGGCAGAACGCGCTGGCGCAGACGCGTCAGCGGATGCATCAATAGTGTTTTTAGTCTCCGTTGTAATCTCTGTAGTAATCTCTGTATTTGTATCAACATTCGGCGTATCCCCTGTTCCGTTATGACGTCGGGGGGTGTTCCGTTTTAACGTAATAGCTGTATCGCTGATTGCATTATTGCTGTTACTTTCTGGCGAAACAGAAGAAGGTGTGGTGATGGCCGCAATTGCCTGTGGGTTGATCCCGACAAACAAAATATTGCTGCATTTCACCCCATCGAGCATTTCCACCGTGCGTAAATCCAGAGTAATAAACCCTGCATCGCGCAGACGCTTCAGCGCATCTGCGGTTTCCCTTTTCCCGAAACCAAACTGCTCAGCAAACGCCTGGTAGCTTCTTTGCAGTTTGTCGCCCTGAAAACGCTTGCGATATCCCAGCAACGCTCCGGTGTGCTCATCCCTGACCTCTGTCGGGCGGTACCAGTAAACGATCTCTGAAAGCAGAGCGATAGCCGTCGCATCCGGACGCCCACTGGGTAGTCGAATATATTTCCACCAGGTCGCAGGTGTAACATTGCCGGAAATATTAATTTGACCAATAGCCATAACTTCCGGTGTGGGGGCGTAACGGCTCATACAACCTCCTTCCGCAGCATGAGAATTGTGTAGCCACGCGCAGGTTGTAGTCTGGCTTTTGCATCAATAGTAAGCGTTGCAATTTTTCGGATATGAAGATAACCAGCTCTTTCCAGTGCCAGGGTTTCCCTGAATATCGCTTGCTTAGAACAACAGCAGAAATCAGCAAGCACCTGATGATCAATAACTCTCTCGCCTTCACCGTCTGAAGAACCCGACATCAAAACGCGCAACATAATCAGGCGCTGAATCGGGTTATCGAAAGCACATCCGCACACAAACTGAAAACAGTTCACGCCACACCTCCCAGACGCTTAAACATTTTTCCGGAGCAAAAGGCTATAAGCGGCATACTGATGCGGTAATTACGGCCCAGCGGTTCACAAATCACCTTCTGACATTCACGGTCAACCAGGCTGACACGTAGAACATGCCCTGCAGGCGTGGTGTACCACTGACCAGGACGAGGACAACGGAAAGTCTGATTGGTAAACCGTTTGAAAATATTCCGGATCATTTGCGCCCCCTTACCTCTGAAGGGTTCAGCGACAAATTTATGAGACTGGCCAGTAGCGCCGCGTCGTTGATGCGGTCATACAGACTTACAGCCAGCGGGGATTCGGCTTTTGCCAACATGGGATAAAGCTGCTGCAGCCAGACCTTGTGGATTACCGACAGGTGGGAGTAAAGCACGCTGGCGTTATCTGCGGCATCGCTCAGCGTGGATGGCTTTGAAAGCAGTTTTTCCATCTGGTTAAAGGCATTGATGTATGCCTCTTTGAACCGGGCAGCACGTTTACCCGTGAAACCCATAGCAAGAAACGCAAAACCGTCTCGTGTGATTTGATAGCAAGGGAGCTTGCGTGTACCACCGTTCGGTTGATTTACCGAAATCGATGTCTCCGCAAAATTGCGGGCACAAAACTCTGGGGAACAATCCAGAGTGCGGATCTTTTTCAGCACATCGTCGTGACGCTTGGAGAAGGAGTTGGCAACAGCCAAAGAAGTGGTAACGGCCTGGCCGTTGTCAATGGTGATTTCAGGTTGAGTGAGGGCTGGGTTCGTAGCCATGATGGCAGCCTCCGTTGACAGTGAAAAACTTCCACCACCGGAAACGCCAATTTCACTGGTGGTGAACTGGACGGGGTTGGCGTAACCGGCGTCAACGGAGACCGGCGCACCTTTCGGTGCCCCCGCCCAGCCCACCATAATCTGGATGTGAGCAAATGCGGACGATAAAAAAGACGCTGGCGCGTCATACATCGCCGTTGACAATTTCAGGACGCCAATCCCGGCACCCGCTTTATAAGGTGCCTGAACAGTGTAACGTCCCGGAATGGCAGAATCAATATGCTGGTGGTCCTTCACACTCAACAAAATCACGCCTGAATTTCCACAAAGGACTAAAGCACTCATGCGGGTAGTCTTTGCGAAGATAGATAACGCGCTGTGTTTCTGGCTCCCAACGAATAACATGGACATAAAGCCCTCTTCCGTCACGAAACCAGCGGTTAAGTTCCTGCACAACTCGCCCCCCACAGTCAGGTAAAGTTCTCTGTGGTTACTTACAGCCAGGTGATTTGGTAATCTGCATTCATGCCGTAACAACAGGTGTTCAGCGACGCTGACCACCAGCTGTTGCGACAAACGGTTATTTGCCGTTAAACTATTCATGCGTTAGTTTCTCCACAACCAGAAGCAATCGACGCCACGACGCCCGGAGCTGCACACTCGCGGGCGTTACTATTTTCTGGAGCGCAAAAGATTTTGTAGACCAGTGCTGCATGCTCCTGGAGCTTCGAAATTGAAAGATACAGTTCGTCGTTAATTGCTGTCTTCTCATGCGGTTCCACTACACCGTCTTCGATTGCTGAACGAATCTGTCTGGAATAACTGCCGATCTGTTCAATGACTTCCAGCAGGCGCTGGTTTATATCGGCGTTCTCTACTGCCTCAATTTCAGGAAGCGATACGAACACCCCACCAGCAGACTGTGCGACAGCATCCGCAATGTAGTGAGTGCCAGCCGCACGCTGTAAAACCATTGCCCATCCCAGCGGGAAAATCTGATCGCCATCTGCACG